GGGGGGGGGGGGTACCCGCCGCGAGGATGTGTTCATCAACCTGGTGGAAGTGAAGAAGGAGAACTGGTCGTTTGGCAATGGGGTGGCGCAGTACGTGAGTTGATGTGCAAAAAGCATCCACGCATGGCGTGGAACTACACTTCGCTGGCTACCTGCTCGCCTTCGGTGGCCGCGGCACTGCTGGCCGCCTTCACCGCGTCGGCACTGTTGGGTTGTTCGCATTCGATGCGGGTGACGTAGCCCTCGCTGCCGATGCTGTGCTCGGCGCGCTTGACCAGCCACTGGCCATCCACGCCCTCGCGGAACCCCTGCATCACCACGGTGGCTTCGGCCATCAGTGTCTCGCGGCCGGGCAGGGTGTAGCTGAGCGTCCGCGTCTGCCGTGCCTGTTCGCGATGCTTGGCGCGTGCCGCCGCCTCTGCGCTCTCCCGGTCGGCATAAGCCATGCGCAGGCGCATGATCGGTTCACCGCTCCCCACTTTCACTTCCTGGCGCTTGGCATTGCGCACGTCGCGGTAGTAGGCAATGGTGGTACCGGCATCTTCGCGTGCGGCAAGGGTTACCCGATAGTCGCTGCCGTCGGCGGGGGTGAGGGTGACATCGGGAATGCGCTCGCCGCTGGCGCTGGTGGATTCGCCCCGCTTCACGAACACCAGGCGCCCGCCTCCGGGCTTGGCGATGGCGTCGTGCTGTTTGGCCAGGCGCAGCAGCAGGTTCATGTCCGACTCCTGCGACTGCACCGTCAGCGGCAGCACGATGGACGCCAGCGATGCGCTCACCGCTGCGTTCAGCCCATGCTCGCCGGCCATGCGCCGCACCATGTCGCCGATCGTGGTGCCCTTCTTCCAGGTGCGTGTCTTCTGCGTCTGCAGGTCGCTCTTGCCCCCCTTGCTGGTCTCGAACGGTGCCGCCCGGGCGCGCAGCGTCATGCTGCCGGGAAAGCCGGAGATCTCCACCTCGTCGCAGATGTACAGGCCCACGCGCCGCACTTCGCCGTCATAGCCGATGAAGGCTTCCAGTTCCGCGCCCACGGGTGGCAGCTGGATCGGATCGGACGGATCATGGTCGGCCAGCTGCAGTTCCAGCGTGTCGGACGTGTTGCCGGTCTCGTCGGTGATGCGCAGCGACTTGAAGCGCGCCATGATCTTGTCGGTGATGTCCTGGCTGTTGGCCACCACGCGGAAGGCCGGTGCGATGTTCAATCCCACAGGGCCACTCCCTTGCGCTCGCTGGCCGGGCGCTGCACCTCCGGCAGGGTGATCGCCACGCCGGCGGGCAGCACTGCGCCGCGCGCGGCCAGGCCCGGGTTGGCGTCGAATACCGCGCGCAGGATGGCCGGTGACTGCTCGCCATAGTGCGCATACGCGATACGGTCTACGACGTCGCCGTCGCGGGTGTTATACGTTCGTGCCATCGCTGTGCTTCCGCAGTGAAAGGGTGAATTCCTGTTTCAGGATCGCGCTGTCGGCGGTGAACTCGCTGGCGGTGGCATCGATCTTCTCGATGACCCACAGGCCCAGGTTGCCGCCCTTGCCGGTCAGCAGTCGATGAGGCGTGCCCTGCGCGGCCAGCCTGCGCAGCTGTGCGAGCTCATTGCCGGCGCCGCGGAACTGGTAGTAGATGACGCCAGGCAGGGTCATGCTGGCCGAGCCCGGTCCGGTGTACTGCAGGGCCGCCATCTGGCCGACGCGGTCCTGCGCCTGCCAGCGATACTCGTTGGACTGCTGGATCTCCCGGAAGACCGCGGTGTTGAGGCTGAACTTGAAGCCGCCCAGCATCAGCAGGACCGGGGCGTTGCCGGAGTCGTTGGCTTTGAACTGCGACAGCAGCTTGTCCACTGCGCCGGTTACGAATTCGCGTTTCATGCTCAGTTCCTGTCTGCCAGGCCACCACGGGCGGTCACCGCGCTGCGACGCTGCAGCTCGTCGGCCGTGCGGCGCGCCACCGCTTCGCTGGATTCGCCTGGCTGCTGGTGGATGGTGATGTTGTTGGTCTGCTGCTGCACCGTGGTGGCGCTGCGCGGGGTGGGCGAAGGCATCTCCGGTGCGGCACGCCCGGCCGGTGTACCAAAGGCATTCGGCATGCGTGGCTGCACGCTGGCGCTGTGCATGCTGGCGGGCGCGAGCATCACCGGGGGGAGCTGTATGCCGCCGTTTGCGCGTATCGCGCCGTAGGCATCGGCCGCGGTGTTCACACCAAACGCGATCTTGTCCTTGGCGGTGCCCAGCACGCCCCCGACCTTGTCCATGATGGTGCCCACCACCTTCATGAAGGGGGCCATCTTGGTCATCATCGTGTCGATCACGCTGCTGACCTTTGCTGCAACCCAGTCCCAGGCACTGCCGAAGGTGACGACGATGAATCCGGCCACAGTACCGATGACCTCGCCGATCATCCTGAAGACCTCGGCGACGAACCCAGCGACATGGATGACGGCGCGGAAGTTGAGCATGAGTGCTTCGCCCACCAGCTTGCCGATCTCGCCCACGCGGGAGAGTTCGTTTCCGGTGTACTGCGCCGGGGCCAGCATCCGCGACAGCCAGTCCCAGGCCTGCCCCAGCAGGGCACCCACGGCCTCCCACGCCGGACGCAGCGGCGCAACGGCATTCACCAGTTCTCCCATCGCGGAGGTGCCCGCACTGCTGAGACCTTCCCATACACCGCCGAGGAAGGCCTTGATCGGCTCCCAGTACTTGCGGACGAGCAGGGCACCGGCAGTGAGCGCGGCCACAGCTACCGCGATAGGTCCGCCACCAATGGCCCCCACTGCGGTGGCGACGACGCGGAACACCGAGGCGATACGCATGGCCATCGGGCCGAAGCGCCCCAGCTGGGCCAGCAGGTTGCCGGCACGGAACAGCTGGAAGACCTTCTGCACGCCCAGGATCGGACCCTTCACGAACGTCCAGGCGTAACGGGCACCGAGTACCGCGCTGCGCATGGCAAGCATGCCCACCACCACCTTGGTGGTATTGGCGATCAGCTTCGGATTCTCGGTCACGAAGGTGGTTACGCCGTTCAGCAGTTCGGTCAGTTTCACCGCGGCGTCGCCGACCGCAGGCAGCAACGCCGCACCAAAGGCCTTGGACAGGTTGTCCACGGCGATCTTCGCGCCCTGGATCTTCTCCGGGTCGGTCTGCATGGCATTGGCATAAGCCGCATCGGTGGTTCCGGCAGAGCCATTGAGCGCCTTGTCGCGGATCCGGGTGTACTGGTCCCAGTTCTGGATCATCGGGCCGACGAAGTTCTTCGCCTGTGCATCGCCGAACAGCTTGCCGATCTTCTGCTGATCGCCGGCCGTGGCCTGGATGATGGCCTGCATCGCAGCGTCGAACGGGTTGCCACCGCTGCTCTGCGCGTCGCTGATGACCTTGCGCAGGTCGAGGCCGAATCCCTTCTTGGCCTTGGCCTGGAGCTCGGGCGACATGATCGATGTCATGAAGCCCTTCATCTGGGTGGCTGCCTGGTCAGCGCCGCCCGCGGACCTGCGCGTGGCTTCCAGTGCCGCGCCCATGGTGGCCGCTGCGGCGTTGCCCTGCAGCTTCAGTGCCTGGAACGAGGTTCCCAGCACCGGCATCACCTTGGCCATGTCCTTCAGCCCCAGCCCGCCCTGGCGGCTGCTGACGACCAGGACATCCAGCGCCGACTGCATGTTGGCAGGATCGATGTCGAATGACTGCTGCAGGCCAACGGCAGCGCTGGAGACGTCGTCGATCCCCGTACCGGTGACGGTGGCGGTGCGGCCGATGGCGCGCAGGCTGGTCTGCGCCGACTGTGCATCCATGCCGGCGTCGACCAGCAGCCGGATGGCGCGCTGCAGGTCATTCGCCTTCTGGTTGGTGTTGCCGGTCTCGGCCAGGATCGTCCTGCCCAGCGCCTTGACCTGGCCGTTGTCCAGGCCCGCTGCGCTGCCGATCTGCTGGTTCTGGCGGGCGAAGCTGGAGGCGTTCTCGACCGGCTTGGCCAGCTGGGTCACTGCGCTGCCGAGCAGGGTGCGTGACTCCTTGAAGGAGGCTCCCAGCTTCTTGCGGCTACGCAGATTGGCGGTGCTCGCCTTCTCGACGCGCTCCAGGCCGGTCTGCACCTTGCGCAGGCGATCGCCCTCGCTGGAGAGCCTGGCGTACTCCTGGCGCAGCCCGGCAACGTTCTGCTTGAGCTTCACCAGCGAGGGGTTCGCCTTGCTCATGGAGCGCTGCTTGCGCTCCAGCCTGTCCAGTTCGCTGCCGATCTTCTTCAGTCCATCCTCGGTGGAGGACAGCGCGGACTTCAGCGAGCCCGAGATCGAGCCACCGATCGTGATCGTTGTCGTTTGAACGTTACTCGCCATGTACCGGCAATCCTTGTATCCACCAGATGAACTTCGACACCCGCAGCGTCATGATTTCGCGCAGGCCCCAGCCGGTATGGCCGGCCAGGGCGAGCACTCCCTGCCTGATCTGCGGCAGGGTCAGGTGGTAAAAAGCGCGACCCCCGACTGCAGGCGGGCGTAGTCGCGCAGCGGCAGCTTGCGCAGGTCGTCCGGCGGGATCTCGCACAGGTTGGCGATCATCCGCACCTCACGCTGTGCATCGCTGCCCTTGTCATCCTGGAAGCGCTCCATGTCTTCCACGGTGGGTTCGCGCATGCGCAGCACGGCGGTCTCCACGCCATTGACCTGGCGTGGGCGGGTGAGGGTGACTTCGGCATAGCCATCGCGTTCGATGACGTGGTCGTTGGCGGTCTTGGTCTTGCTGGACATGGATG